TAACTCCCTTAATTTTTTTCTTATTTAATGATGCATAAAAAACTTGTTCACCACGTTTTTTACCATATTGTTTTTTCATAGACTTCATTATCTTTTTACCTTTTGTATTTAATGGCATTATCTTCTACCATCCGGTTGATAATCTATTCTAAATGTTCCAAGTTTCCAAAACTGACCGGTGCTAGTGTTTTCTACTTTTAAAGATATTTCTCTAGCTCTAGCACGTGTATCTATTTTAGTTGAACTACTACTAATTGTAAATGGGCCTAATGTAGAACTAGCTTTTGTTTGATTTGGAAAATCTTTTAAATTAAGTGTAACTTGCGCATTACCTGTTTGTGATAAAAAATCTGGCATAACTCTTCTTATTTTCATCATAAACTCACCATCACCACCAAGTCCTTGTTGACCAATATCAAAACTACCAGACTCAATGCTTGCAGTAATTGCAGTTGTTTGACCTTCTTTAACTTGATTTAATCCTGTTTCATGTTCGTAGTAAGTTGATGTGCCATCTTGATTACCAAAAACATAATTTGTATCTGTATCCGCTGTTTCTGCACTTTCGTTATATTGAGTTGCATGAGGTTTACCAAACACGGATGAATCTTGCCATGCAGTTCTAGCTAATGTTCCCGTGGTCCACACTGGTCGCTCGGGGCTTGAATCTAAATAATTGTAAGCTACCATTCTATTTACAACACCAGATCCTGAATTAGGATAAAACCATATTACTTCACCAAACAAATTATTTAGCCCTGCATTAATATGTTGTTTAGGTGTAGTGTTAATATCATCAAACACATGATCTTCAACTAAACATGGTAGTGATTCTAATTTACCTGTGTACCTAAAAAAACCATTCTCTGACATCCAATAAGCTGTACCATCAACTTCAACAGCTGCATTCTGTCCAATCAATCCACAGTTTGTACCAACTTGTTGGAAAGAAAAAGTAAATGGTGGACCAACAAAACGCATAATAAATAAAGCAGAGTCAGTCCAAATATAAATTGCATCACGACCTCTGATTGCTCCAACAATTTTAGATCCATCTGCAAGTCTTTGAGTGCCTGCAGTATTAGTTGCAGTTGGTGTGTAGGTATTAATATCCTCTTGAGAAGAGAATCTTATAAACATAGGGTCTTGTGTAGATTTAGTTCCAACTGTTGTTTCTGTTCCAAAAAATACTAAGTGTCTATCTGGTGTAGACACCAAACTAAAAGCAGATGCAGTTGGTGCACTTGTTATAATACTAGCTCTTGTTGATACAGATCCGTTTGAATCCCATTCAAAACTTTCACCAGCATTTATAGTTGCAATTAATTTGTTACCAAAATTATCTAATGACCAAAGTCCAGGCGCTGTTACAACGTCTCCAGAAGCTGCAGCGTTCCATGCAAAAAAGTTTGATGCATCTGTTACTGTTGCACCCGATGAATGTGATGCAGCTGTCGTACCTGATGCACCTCTTGTTAGACCTGACAATGTTCCACTGTTGTCATTGCTCGTATAAGTGATCAATTCATTGTCCACTAACACGGTACCTGAAGATGGAAACGAAGATGAACTTGCCATTGTTAAACTTGTTACACTTGTATTTATTGATGATGATAACGTTGATGTAAACTGACCAGATTTAAAACCACTCCAAGGTCCAAGTCCCCATCCAGTAGATGCAACTTCTACCGCTGGTCCAACAGGATAATAGTGTTTAACTCTAATACCACCCGATGTTGTTGCACCTGATCCAGTTTCATTTGAATCAACATCAATAGTAAGAGTCGTTGAACTTGGTATAGATTGCACCATAAATTTGTTATCATCAAAGTTTGTTGAATTAAAATTAGAGTTAGTTATTGCAGTAAAATTATCCAATAATATTATATCAAATTTATTTATGTTATGCGCTGATGAAAAAGTTAAAGTTACAGTTGATGAACCATTAGTTGTGCTAAATGCACTTGTTAAAGTTGTTGTAGCTTTGATTGGATGTATGTCATAAAATATACCACCAGAATAAACATACAAAATTCTGTTTGTCCCTAAAGCTGCATACTTAATACCTGATGTATTAACAAAATGATGAATTGCTGTGTTACGTCCTGTAATATCAACAGATCCTAATTGTGACCAACCACCTATTTTTTCAGGTGAACCATATCTAAATCTAACATTATCGCCGTCGACCCACTGGCTTTCACCACCTGTTGATGTAACTTGTTTATTAAATCCTGGTGCAAACTTTACTTTTTGTAACATAATTCTCTTTTTATCACATTAATAATAAGTTTTAAACACTTGAATTATTAGTGTTCTTTGTTAAAAAGGCTTTAGAAATATGAAGATTGATACAGAGATAACTTCACAAATGTTGGTAGACTATACTTTTCTAACAGGTAAATCAAACATAAATTGTGACTATTTTATAGATAAAATTGAAGAGGGTATACGTGATGAAAACAATAAAAGTTTTCAAACAAATGTCCAAGCCTACATGACGCCTTGGAAATACTTTTCTAGAGATCAAGAGTTTTTAAATTTTTTATATCCTGTTATGAATAAAATAGATTCTCTACCCACTAAACCACCTAGTTATTTTTTAGATGAAGCTTGGGGTATAAAAGAAATGCTTGGTCATAGATCATCAATTCACGACCATATGCCGTCTTATTTATCTGGAGTATTATATCTAAACAGTCATCCTCAACTATTAAAATTTCCGCAAATAAATAAAACAGTAAAACCTCAACCAGGTAGGTTTGTTATTTTTTCTAGTTTTTTAAAACATGGGGCAGATAGAAATTTAATATGGGATAGTAAATATGCTGTTTCTTTTAATCTTCATTATCAGCTACCATATTAATCTTGCTGTCTAGTTTCATTTAAAGGGTATCTCATTTTTCTCTCACCATTATAGTTAATATCATAAAAGAAAGTTATAAGTGTTAGACGTTTATCTTTTCTTTTGTTGTCTATAAAACCATTTGCTTTATGTAAATGATGTGAATCAAAACAAAGCATTCTGTTATACCTTGAATCTATAATAATACTATTTTCAAATTGATTATTGTTTTGTTTTCTTTCTTTTGTATAAGGATTTTTTATAGGGTCATTATAATACTTTCTTTTCTTTGATGTGTGTAGAGGATAAGCTGTAATCTCTTTTGCCTCACAAATAGATGTCCCACAGTTTCTATGTTCACTTAAATATATAATAGATGTCATAGACATTTTAACGTCTCTGTGCGTCCAACCCTCTTCAAAAATAGAATCTACTTCTTGAAAATACATTGTTGCATGAAAACGTAGCTTGTCATATTCGTAAGGATAAACAACAGAAAGTATTTTTTTACCTACATAATTAAAAATTCCCATGTCTATTTCATGAAGAGATTTGCTTCTAACTCCAGGATATCTGTCTTCAACATCTTTTTCTTTTTTAAGACTTAAACCAAAATCTCTTATTTTTTCTGGGTTATTAAAAAAATTATCAGCAATGATTGTTGGATATAACATTATTTTTTAAACCAGGCTGGTAGTCCTAAATGCATTCTACCATCAAATAAATTATCTTTTGCTTTTTGTTTTTTAATATTGTTATAGTGCAAGAAAACTTGTGCACACTCAATACCTTTAAAGGGTTCTCTCCAATGCTCTAAATTTTGTCCTTTATAAATTAACATATCGCCAGGTTTTAATTTTACTTCAACACTCTCAATAAAAATACTCCAAGGGTCACCACCTAAATTCATTGTGGTTGATATCTCACAACTAAATCTATCTTTGTGTCTTTTAAGTTCATCTCCTTGTTTGTAAATTCTAGCGTAAGAATAAGTTGGACTTAATTTTAATTTTGTATGTTTTTCCATAATGGGTTGACACAATAAAAGAAGTGTTTCCATAGCAATATCTGCGTAGTGTGAATATGTTCCAGGAACTTGACTATCCTCCCAAGACCCATAATCTTTTGTAAAAGGAGAAATATATCTATGTTCAAATAAAGTTTGAGCAACTTGTTTTTTCATTAAAAAATAATTATAAATAAAATTAGCTATTTTAGGATCAACAGCTTTTTTAATTATTTCAAATCCATGTTTTTTAAAAGTATATTTCATTTATTTTTTTACATTAAAGTTTAAAGCTATTGATATTCTATCTTCATCTAACGTGTGTTGTTTTACTGAATGAATTACGTCAGATTTAAAAACAATTAAAGTGCCTTCAGTAAATGGCACTTTCCAAACTGTTGAATTAACATCTATATAATTTTTAATAGGTAGTTTAGATTTTTCATTAAAGTCAGTAAATAAAACTTTTGCAGAGTCAGTAGAACCTTTAAGAAAAAATATGGCACTAATATTAAATAAATGATGATCGTGATATTCTTGACCTTGATTTTTTTTGTAAATATTTAACCAAGCATTCTTTTCATAGATGTTAGAATAAATTTCTAATCTATCACAATATTTTTTTACACAGCTTTCTATCCATGATAAAATATTTTTAAATTTTTTATTATTATATAAATTATAAGTGTCGCAAGTATTGTATACTTTATTTGTATCATGCCAATTATGACCACCTAAATTGTATTTTTTTTCTATCAAATAACTTTCTTTAATTAAGTGTTCTAAATTTTTTTGATATTGAAAAAACTTTAATATTTTTGGAAATAAAATTATTTCTGTCATTTGTATGGTTTTCCTAAATTCCAGATAACTAAACTGTACCTTGTTCCTTCAGTTACAGGTCTTACCCTATGCCATACAAAACTTGGAAAAACAACTATTGATCCTTTTTGCATGCAATCTTTATTTTTAACAATTGATTTGTTTTTATATTTAGGTCTTTGATTTCTAAAATCAAATTCTAATTCACCACCTTTATACTCTTGACTATCAGAAAGTTGACATGTTACAGATAGTTTTCTAATTTTACCATGTTTCCCTTTATGGTTAGGTTCATTATAAGGATTTGTAGAAGAATCTGAGTGCCAATCATAATATTGGTTTCTTTTATATTTTGTAAATTGACATGTTTCAGAAAAATCATATTCAAAATTCCAACCAGCATCTTTATTTGCTTTATCTATAAATGGCATAATTTCTTTGTAAATCCAAGGTTCATTTAACCAAACAATATTTGAATCTCTTAATTGTTTTAAAACTTTAGTTTCTTTTTTATTTAAAGGCTGTTTTGTTATATCTCTTCCTTCTCCTTGATCATTAGTAACTCCAATTATTTCTTTATGTGCCAATGCATATTTAATTATTTCGTTACAAAACCTAGAACCTAACGCACCTGGAAAAGTATAAAAATAATTATTTAAGTTCATAAATCATGGTTTGTATAAAATTAATTTTATTACTCTTGTTAGAATTTACACGGTATGTTTTATCTGACGAAAACATTACAAACTTATTTGTTATTAAAGGAATTGTCCATTCTTTGTCTTGTTCATAAAATATTGTTATGCTGCAACTATTTTCTTGTATCAGTGTTCCATAAAGAACTGTAAAATTATATTCATGGTTTTTTAATTTAGAACACTCTTGTGGCAAATAAAAATTTCCCCAAGTTTCTTTGCCTTCTAGAGATAAATCATGTTTAGCTATTGAATAATCTCTAATGTAAGTATCTACTTTATCTAACTCTATAGAATAAGGAAATCTTTTTTCAAGATACTCTTGTTCAAAAGTCCCCATAATTAATGGTTTAGGATTTATTTCAAATCCTTTAGGCATGTTTAAATCACCATAATATAAATGAACGCTTGTTAATTCTTTCTTGTGCATAAGCGATATTATTATAATGTAATTATAATAATAATCAATTACAAATTATCGTCTGTTAAATCCCATCTTTCAGCATCTTCGTTCCAATTATAAAACCATCTATGAGTATTATCATTGTTTTGTGAAGATTGTTCAGTAGTTAAATTTGGTGGATCTCCAATAGGAGATTGCCATCTTTTTTCAGAAACATTTTTTACCCAAGATGGATATGGTTTAGGAGGCCAAAATAAATTATTAGTTGGATCCCATGTTCCTCCTACATGTGCATAATGCCCTCTAAAATTTGAATTGTATGAAGTTTGAATCCATTTTTCAGCAGGCCAGTTATTGTGTGTTTGTAAATGTTGTTGTCCTAATGATTCTTGTTCCTGATTATTTTCATCCAACAGATCTTTATTATCAACATGTAAAACTGTTAAGATTAAATTATTATCGTCTATTTTTGCAAAGTGTGCCATATTATTGAAACTTATATCTTATAACTACTATACCAGATCCTCCTGCTCCAGGTACACCAG